CGCTTCTCGCCTTCCTTACGACCACAGGCTTTGCCGGTTCGGACATCTTTCCAGTCCTCTTTAAACCAGCGCTTTAGGGCTTTGCCCTTCTCCGTCTTACGAACGGCCACTGGCTTTCTTCTTCCGACATTTGGCTATAGCGCCCGAGGCGTACGCAGAAGGGAAGACTTTGTACGATGCCTTCACCTTGCGGTAACAATCATCTTTGACCGTACCGCCTTTCTTAAACGTAACGGGCTTCATTTTGCCCATGCCTCGGCACTTCATCATACCATGCGACCTTTAGTGCGGCCCTTCATGCAGGCACCATCACCGCGTGTTACGCCGCCAGCTTTGTAGCCGTGCTTAGCGCCTTTCATCATGGTACCGTCAGGCATTTTGTGCATGCCAGTAGGACCGCCAGCCTTCATTCTCTTAGTGTTACAACCAGCCATAATACCACCTCATTCAGTTGTTTCTTTGTCAGCGTTTTTACCGCCTTTTATGCTAACTAGGGTAGGCTTTGCTTCGCCCGTTTCTTCTTCTTCGTAGAAGCCCTCTAGCATAAAGGCAAACTCTAAAACTTCTTCTGGAGTCCAACGCCCCTTAGAGTAACTCAGAACGGCTAATGAAACATCTACCATCGAGTACTCTAAGCCTTTCATTTAGTTACCATTTTACCTTGTCGGCCCAGTACGCTGCGCTCATTTTACCCTTGGCGATGTTCTTGCCGTGGCGGGATTTAAATGATTTGCGCTTGGCTTTCATCTTAGCAGATTCGCCCGATTTGGGTTTACCCGCTGTAGAAGCGCCTTGCTCACCGAAACGAATAACTTTCTCCTTCCCACCTTCGCAAGCCTTAACTACATGAGACTTTTTAGGGTGAGACGGAGTCCGTTTAGGCTTATTACAAGCCATCGCTTTCTTATCTACTTGCTTAGCCATATTGCTTGTTCACAGTAAATATAAAGGTGTAGGTATCTCCAGCAGATGGATCTACTGTAGTTGCTACTATGTCGCCAGTTTTACCGGTTCCAGCGTTGTTGGGTATACCGGTAAAGTCAGAAAAATCATACTCTTCTGTCCAGTTTACAGGCAGGTCAAAAATAAGAACGTTAGCCGTAGCATCCCATTCTAGTTTGACCCCAACGCCTACGCCTACGTAAACAAGCTTGGCAAGGACGACACCGGTGCAAGCCCTACGGCTTACCGGATCAACCGATAAGCTAGAGACATCAACCATTGTGCTAGTTACTACGTCGGTATTTCCTACAACCGCAGTAACCTTAATGATCGCCTGCTTGCTGCCATCTTGGATTATTTGAGTCGATACTGTATCAGCCATGAGTTAGCTCCTTATGTAAGAGCAGCGCCCGTAGCAGTAACCCAAGCAGCGCCTGTGTTAATTACTAGACAAAACTCGTTATTGCCTACGCCATTATCGCTGACGATGTACACCGTACCAGCGGAAACAGAAGCAAAAGCGGGAAGATTAGCCGTAGTTACAATAGGAAAGTCAAAACCATTTGTAGAAACGACGGGACCTGAAAAGGTAGTTGTAGCCATTTTGAAACCTCACATGCGAGTTATGGGGCTTATCTGTCTGCATGTCGTCAGCCGGGAGCTGTCAGATAAACCGGTTAGTCCCGGATGTACCTACTATATACCATTTCGGGGGTAAGTACACAATACTTAAGCAAAAAAAGACCCGCCTGTGGGAGCGGGTCAAGTCTCAAGGGAAACAAAAAAAGAACAAACAAAGCATTAGCTGTTCACTGCGAAATTGCAGCACCACCAACATATCACTTAATTTTGGTTTCGTAAATATTCTTTACCCACCACATGAACATATCTTCGCCAAGGGTGTGTTTCATGGTATTTACCCTAGCAGCGACTAACTGTACGTTTTCCCGTACGTAAGGGCCTTGGGGGTTTATACGGTCTATCGAGGCGTTAAAGTCTTTTTGCTTCCGGTCGCCGTAAGTACCGTCTCTTTGGTGGGTCATGAGCATACCAGATAGGGCACACTTACCGTCTTGCATTTCCCACAGGTCAATAAGGTCTTCTGTGGTCAGTTCGTAATCAACACCTTGCTTAACGCGTTGAGATTTTAATTGGGTGTTTAATACTCGGAGGTACGACTCAGGGGTAGCAGAGGTCTTTCTTGCCCTTTGTAGGGTAACGCACTGCTGACACACACCACGAACAAAACCTTCTTTGAAGTGCTCGAATTGTGATACCAGCTTAGTTTTGTTGCACGAAGTGCAGATTCGAGAGCCTTGTGACTCTTGCTTTACTTTAGGTTCTCTAGGCATAGGTACTACCTTTATACAAAAGAAAGGGGGCCGAAGCCCCCAATCTTAACACCATTTGCTTATTAAGCGCCCGGTGAACCGAAGATACCCAGTGGGTCAGATACGCCGAAGCTGTATCGCTCACGAGCCTTATATCGGCTGTTGCCTGTGTCAAAGTCTGCGTCCATGCTAGTTTGCATAGGTGAGCGGACGAAGTGCTTCAGGCCGTTGGGGATGTCAGTCATCAAGAACCAAGCATTGGTGTCAGTCAGGTAGTTGTTAACTTTATAACCACCGGGGATTGAACCGTTGTTGTTCAGTGCGTTGATGTCGTTATCCGCTGTAGCCACACGAAGGTTTGTATCCAACAGGCGAGTAGCAACGAATTGCAGTGCCGGTGGAATAACAAGCGTCTTAGGCTTAGCAGCAATAAGCAGGCCGCGCTCATCAGTCCAACCAGCAATCTGAATAACAGCAGCTTCGAGTGAAGCCTCGTTAAGGTCAGCAGCAACAGCAGGACGGTTTGAGTTTACACCACCAGATACGAGAGGGTGAGCAGTTGAACAGAGAGTCTGTCCATCACCGTACGTAGTACCAGCAGCGAATGCGTTGTTTAGGATGCTAGCACCCTTAACTTGCTTAGTGTACGCCATAGCGCGGGCAAGTGCCTTTGTATAACGTGAAGAGAGTGAATCGTAGAGGTTATCTTCGATTGCTTCTTCAGTGAGCGAGAAGCCCATTGCAACTGTCTCGTGAGTGTAACGAGCAGTCCACGCTTCTTGCGCATTGTCATACTCGATTGCAGAACCTTCACCTTTAACAGGTGCGGCACTGAACCCGGACAACTTAGTTTCTTCTTCAAAAGAACGATCCGAAGATTCAGTCTCGAAGATTTCAGCAGCCTCATCACCATACTTAGCGTATTCGAGGCCGAATAGGGCGTTTAGACCCGGTAGTAGCTCCTTAAGGAGTTGCGCTCTTGAAATAGCCATCTGCTAGTCTCCTTATACGCCGGTTGTGTTGTTGTACTGGTGCAGGTTGATCTTGACGATCAGCTCCACAAAAGTATCAGCAGCAGTTTTAGTTTCGTCTACTGTGTCGATAACTCGCACAACCAGACCCGCTGTTGCAGCTTCTGAACCCGCTAGTACTGATGCACCAGAGTTGCCAGTAGCTGTGTCGCCTGTACCCACTAAGACAGACATGTTAGCGCCTACAGCAGCGCGAGCCGCCGAGGACATAGCACTGCCCGCATTAGTTACAGCAACTTTAAACGCCGCCATTGGATCGTCAACTACGATAGCGTAAGCGTCAGTAACGCTAGTGCCGGGGTAGTACTGAGCCGGGGTGAACTGGCTCAATGAATTGACGTACTGAACACCTACACAGACGCCCGCAGGGGAGCCAGTAGTAGTGCCAGTAAACTTCTCGATTGTGCCTGCCGCTACGATTTTAACCAAATCACCTGCGAAGATAGCCGTATTGTAGGTGCTCGCTATAGGAATAAGGCGAGTCTGACCTGCATAAGGCGTACCGTCTACACGGTTAATTGCTTGAAAGCCGTAGGGAGCACTGACTGTTGGATAAGCCATTGTATATAACTCCTAAGTTTAATTTCCTTTGCCGAAAGTAACCTTTGTTTTCCTGTCGTTAAACAGGGGCATACGAGGGTCATTTTCGCGCATTAAGTTATTGTCTACTGAACGCATCTGAGACTGAGCCATATTGTCATAGTACTCGGTGCGCTCTGCGACAAGTTCTAATGGGGCCTTACACAGCATTAGTCCGCCAACGATGACATTATCTTTGAAACGCACGTCATCAACGGCGTCACTAAATATCTCGGGGTGATCTTCTGCGCGTACTGGCTCCCATCCTTCACGTAATTTTGAGGACACATTAGTGGAATCAGGTTGACCCATAGTGCTTACGCGAACCCAGTGAAACTTATAGCCGTCTTGGGGAATGGGGTCAGGCAACACAGTTGGCCTGCTCCACGACTTCTTACGGGTAGTCTTTTCACGAGATTCCAGCTCTCTATCTAGTCTGTTTGCAGCCATTATCCTTTCCTCATTTCTTTAGCAACCTGTTGGGCGTATACCTCTAAAGGCAGACCTAGGCGTTTAGCCAGTGATACTTGTGTTCGCGTTAAAGTTACCTTTTTAGAGGCTGTGCTCCGCGTTGCGGGTGCGACCACATTACTAGCTCGTTTCTTCGGTTCTGCTGCCTCTGTAGAGGCGTCCTCCGACTCGTTAAACTCATCGGGGAATACTTGTCGCATACGAGTATTAATTTGCTCGTAGTAAGTATCCGATTGGGGGTTAACCCCGTCTTTCACTAATTTATTATGCAGGCCAAGAGCAAACGCCGTCATTTCGTCGTCTGAGCCAAACCAAGAATTCTCTTCCGCCCATGTACTAGCGCGTTGATCTACTTGACTTTTTGGCTGTTCTCTAGCTGTTTGAGGTACTTGTACAGGAGTTTCTCCCTGCTGTAAAGGGGCAGGTTTAAAATTAGCCACCTTGTCCGCTCGTATTTTAGCGGTTGCTATGGCTTCCTGTGCTTCTACAATGGCGTCTGTATCACCAGATTCGTAAGCTTCTTTGTACTGTCGCTTAGCTGTCTCTAGCTCTCTAACCACTGTCTGCTTGGCTTGCTCGAGCATTGTGCTTTGGTTTTTATCAACGGTACCTTTAAGCTGTTGATTTTCTTCCAAAACTTTTTTAGCAAACGCCTCTAGTTCTTCACGTTCCCGCAAAGCTGTTTCTTTAGCCCTACGTTCGTCGTGGTATCCCTTAGTAAAGTGCTTAATACGCTGCCGCACTTTATCGGAATAGTTTTCAAGCTCGTCTTCAGTAGGGTCTTCTGGCGGAGAAGATGCCTTACGCCCTCTATCTTCTGGAGGCGTATCGTCTATAATCTCTAGCTCAAGCTCTTCTGCTTCTACTTCTTTACCCTTCTTCTTAGACTCGTGAGCTTCTTTGTCTTTCTCAAAGATAAACTCTCGGTTCTCTGCATCGTCTACCTCAAACTCTGCGGTGTCTTCTTCTTTATCGGGATCGGGAAATTCAAATTCTACTTGTTGTCTAGGCATGATCTATTCCTTATGCGCGCGAGACTGCTCGCGGATCATCGACGACGGCCTCAATAGAGTCGTCATTCATTAAACGATATTCCTGCTTTCCAACTTTAAAGCGCGTACCAGTATTGGCACGGAACATCACGTAATCACCTACCTCGCACCAAGGCCCAGTAGGGAATCGTTCTTTGTCGCTATAGGCTTCTGCACCCATATCAAGTACACACCCAACAGTAGAAAGGATATACTCCTCCCGTCTGGTCTGGTCTGCCTTAATAAGACCGCTGTCTCCAAAGGTCTCCTCTACGTTAGGGAGGGCGATAAGCACCCTGTAGCCCACGGGCTTAGGGATAGAGGCTTCTAACTCCTCTTCAGTCTTAATCTCCTCTTCTATACGTTCTTTGCGCTTTAGTTCTAGTGCAGTCATTGCTGGGGAAACAGAAGCGTCAGCTCCTACCCCACTAACTGTTATTACTTCAGTCATCGTTGTCGTCCATATAGTTACGCGAAAGGTCACCTACTTCTCTTAATGCGGCGTTTAGACCCCGAATCACACCACATACTTCCCGATATTCAGCAAAGTCTTTAGCTCCGCCGCTTTTCAGGAAATCTTCGCTGGAGGCTTTAAGCTCCGTTAGTTTTTCATCTAGCACGTCAAAGACGGTTTTAGCCATTATCTTCCCTGCCCTCTATATTCTTTAAAACTGCGACGTTTGTGTTTGTTCATTGAGCCTACCTTCAAAGCCCCGTTGCCAATGCTGGTGCCTTTAACACCTTTGTTTAGCTGTAGGGCTTCTCCTGAAGTAATGCCTGACTTTTTAGCCACCTTGCGGTCCTCTTGGTTGTTGAGCTTTAGCTAAGTCCATTATCGCCTTCGCTTCGTCCAGATCGTTCTTGGCTTGGGCCTGTTCGTTTTGTGCGGCTATACGGCTAGACTCAATGGCAGCGGTAGTTTCGGCTTTCTGCGTATCCAACTGTAGTCTTGCGGCATCGAGTTGGGCGTCTGCCTGATCCTTAGCTGCTTTACGCTGTAGCTCGGCTTGCTTCAGCTGTAGCTCCATTTGCTGCATTTGAACCACTGGGTCTTGGGCTTTTTGTTGTGCTTGCTGCTGTGCCGCCTGCTGTTGATTAGCCTGCGTAAGTTGTTGCCCTGCCTGTGCGAGAAGACGAGACAATGGAACTTCCATATCTTCTGGCATCTCTTCGTTTGGTCCGGGTAGTGGTGCACCAAGTTTTTCTTCCATCTGCTGGCGATACATAAACCCAAGGTGCTCTGCTAAGTGAGCTTGTAGCGAGGCCATAATCTGATTAGCTTGAGGGTTTTGCCCTATCGCCTGCATAATCATTGGGTCTTGCATAAACGCTTGGTGAGTAGCCATGTGCGCCTGATGGTCTTGGTAGATAAACGCTTTGATGGGCTTACCAACTAACGCATTCATGTTCTCGCTTACTGGATCAGCGGGCTTCATATCGTCGGTTGTTGGGACAAGCTTGTCTGCGTTCTTAATACCTAAGACCTCAATCATCTGACGATGGAGTTGGGGCAGGTCGTAGATTTGTGGGGTGGCCTGTGCCATCTGCAACACGGTTTGGTACTGGACCACTCGTTGGGCCATCGTGCTGCTATTAGGATCACTGACAGGAATTACTTCCACCATAGCGTAGTCGGCG